CATAATATTTTCTCCTTATTATATAGTTATTATGTAAATGGTGGGAATACTTTCCCCTTAAATATTCTTCCTATCGGGTTCAATACTGTACGTGCTTGGCTAATTGCGCCTCTTCCTGCTCTTTGTAGAGAAGGAGGTAGTCTATCTAATATACCAGGTGTTCTTGACTTAATGTCAGCAGCCGTCTGCATAGAGTGACCAAATTTTAATCCTGCTGCACTTTCTATACCCATATTGAACCATTGTTTGTATCCGAACTTAATAGATATTTTTTGAATCTGATCGTTTTGTCCATAAGCGTATCCTAATGTACCTATCTGTTCAGGATATACATCAACTACCTCAATAGCATAAGTTGGTCTATCTCTGCCAATTTCACTATCTGCACCTAGTTGGTATATATGCATTTTGCCTACATAGTTATCGTAATAGTTTGCCTTATGTGATATAGTATTTACTGCTAGTTTTTGCCACATTTCAAAAAATTGTCTTTCTCTTAGGTATTTATCTGCATAAAAAGTAGCGTCTATTGTACCAGCAAATCCATGTGATGTAACCATATTTCTTGCAGGTTCTGATCCGTATTGTACTTCTTGTGTTTGTAAATCTACACCAGGCATTGTCACACTATCACAATGTATATTAATCTGTCTACCAATCGTTTGTGTTAATGAATTCATCACACCACCGCCAACTAATCCTGCAGCTTGACCTGTGCCGTTATACATCTCATTATCTTTTACCTGACCTTCTCCGTATGTAGTAGCATTTTGATTTCTAATTAATTCATGTAAGTTAGTAGGTGGAAATATTCTTACTGCAAATCTATTCGGTCTAGCATAACCTTCTGCTGAAGCCATCGCCGCTCTGAAACGACCAATCGTATTCTCAGTATTAGCACGTTGTTTAATTCTAGGATCTCTATCTGTTTTGTGCATAGCACTAGACTTGAAATCACCTCTCGATAGACCACCTGATATATCAAAAGGTCCTATTCTTTTACCTAGTTTAAATATTGCCATTAGTACGGACTTCCTTTTTTAAATCTTGCAACAGGTAGAAATATTGCAACTGCCATTTCATCTGCTGGTATGTTCAAGAATGATGTTCTAACATTGCTGAACAAATAATGTTTTGCTGTCTTTTTCATAAACGTATTGTTTCGCCATTTAATATTGTATCTAGTTTTCTTATCAAATCTATTATCAGTAGTCGTGTTTGCTAAACTTCTTAAAAACGCCACTCTTGCAAGAGGCGGTAGATAATGAAAGTTTAATCCTATAAAACCACCTTTCGCTGGTTCTAAAGGTAGTATCAAAGGAAAAGTATCATAGTAAGGTAGTCTATCTTTATGCTTAGGGTCATAACCAAAAAGATTCATAATACCATACTTAGGTCTTAATGTTGCTTTACCTTTGTTTATCAAACTTCTGGCACCAGGTGTTGTCATTGCTGCTACTTTTTTCTTGTACCAGTCGTATGACTTAGGACCTGTTGTAGTGTCTAATATCTTATCAAATACTGTTGCCATACTACTATTTATATCATTTAATTGAGTATATCTTAACCTTATTTGATTTACCCTTAACGGTTACACTACCTAATTTGTACATTCTTTTATGCAATTCTTTTGCGTCTTTGTATGTGTCTTCACCTATCACAATCGTTGTATTGAACTCTTTACTTTGACCTTCTAATCTACTTGCGAGATTAACTGCGTCACCTAGTACAGAATAGTCAAATCTCTGGTCACTTCCCATATTACCTACGACAGCCGTACCACTATTGATACCGATACCTATGTTGAAACCTAAGTCTAACTTCTTCATTTTCTCTCTCATATCTTTTGCGACAAGTATTGCCTTCTTTTGATGTTCAGCACAGTCTAGCGGTGCGTTCCAGAACGCCATGATACAATCTCCCATGTACTTATCTATCGTGCCACCTGATCTCAATATGATGTCTGACATTGGTGTTAGAAATGAATTGATAAGTTTAGTCAAACCTTGTGGGTCTGATTTATACTTCTCTGATATAGGTGTGAATCCTCTGATATCACAGAATAGAAAAGTCAACTCTCTCGTTTCACCACCTAGCTTTAATAGACTAGGATCATCTTGTAGTTTCTTGACCATATCAGGCGAAAGATAATGCTCAAACTGTTTCTTAATCTGCAACTTCAATCTATTCTCTCTAATAAAGTTATTGTATATTAGATGTAAGAATATTATGAACCCTATTATAACAGGAAAAGACCAGTTTGTCAAGCACAAATATACACTAAACAAATAAAAGCTTGACAAGATGATGAAAGTATTGTATAGTATGAAAGGCACAAGTGACATGAGTATGCCAAGTCTAGGTATCAACAGTATGAATAGTGCCATGCCTATAATCATTACTGCAAATTCTACATACAATGCCCACTCAGGTCTTGTAATAAACTTGCCTGACAACAAAGTTTCTGTTGACAATGCCATGATCTCGTGTGTATTTTTTAAACCATTCGGTGTGAGAACAAAAGTAGAACCTTGAAAGGTTGTACCGATAAGAACTATCTTGCCTTTCATAGAAGACCAGTCTTTGTCTGCATAATCTATTCTAGGTATATCATGTCTAAAATCAATCCATATCTCATCTTGATTCGGTATAGGAAACTTTATGATGTCTAGTATAACACTTGGCACAGATTTGTCAAGCGGTAACTTTCGTATTGTACCATCAACATCAATAGGTACTTCTACGTTACCTACTGCTAATGCTTTTCGATTTATACTGATTATATTTTTTGCTTGACTTGTTTCAGTTAATATGATAGGGTACTTAGAGATCATCTTCAAAAACATATCATCACCACCAAGTCTATCTTTGTGAACAAACACTACATTTAGAAAGACTAACGCCGCACCGTTTTTATATGCGTTGACTATTGCACGACCTAGTTTATCTCTTTTCCACGGCCATTGACCTTCTTTCGTCAATGCCTTATCTGATATATCTAACATTACAAGACTTTTAGACTCGTAATGATTACCATACTTCTGGTATAGATCAAATGTTTTTAACTCTAGGGTTTGTAGGGGCAAGGGATTATATACTTTAAATCCTAATAATATAACCACACTCACAACCACGGCCCACGTGGATGTAAATTTATTCATATAACTATTTAGTCTGTATTATTGTAACCTTAGCACCATTAGATCCAGCTACTAAAGCCTGAGTTTCTGTTCCTTGTATTACCATAATATCAAAATTTTCAAGAGAGTTAGTAGTAAGATATGTTCTATGATTGTCAAATATTCTATCCATTCTTTTATAACCGTTAGAGCCAGAGTGAACTGAAAAATTTGCTGTATTCTCATAAGTTGAATATCTACCTGTATTTGTTACCGAAAATGATACACCGTCTATTACTGTCGTTACCGTTTGAGTTATATCACCTGTAACATAGTTAATTATTTCACCACTTGCTTTTATTTTAGTGGTAACACCTGTATTATCAACCCATTCTGTACCACAAATGCTATTACTTTTATCCCAATAGTAACCAGAGTATATACAATCAGATTCATTTTGAAGGTTTGCTAAATAATCTTTTTCCCACTCATCAATTTCATCATCTTCAAATGAGTACTGATCTTCAAGACTTAATTCTTCATATTCTGATTCCCAGTTATCATATGCGCCTTGTTGTTGCCATTCATCAAAAGCATCCCAAAAGATATCCCAGTCAGACCAACCCCAATCATTAATGTACTTATCTTTTAGTGCTGATATTGTCCAAGGTTTAGGAGCGTCTGTTGTATCACCATACCATTGTGTACTCATATGTAAACTATTAAATAACTTTTTAGATTCCTTTGTCCATGAATCATATTTTGTATTTAAATCCCAATCCATTTGATTCCATTCATTAGTTTCATCAATGTATTGTTGTGTACACCAAGATGGATCACACCAATCCTCTTTACCTGTCATTAAGTAAGGACCTGTTCCTGAATAGTAATTGTTATTGTTATTTTCAAAATCATCATCACTATTTAGATCATCTTCATTGTTAAAACTGTCCATATCATCTTCATATGAAGTTGTTACGTCACCTTCAAGTTTTTCAATTTCAACAAATACATCATCTGTAACATCAAGTTCATCATTTTTATTTTCTTCATTATATTGATTCCAATCAGTATCTAAACCATATGCTGACATTGTAGCGTCTTGTTGTTGAGATAAAGAATCCCAATCAACATTGTCCCAATCAATACTGTCCCAATCAATACTTTCCCAATCACAATTATTTTCACAACCAATAGCATCCATATATGCTTTGTCCATTTCTGCATACATCTTTTTACTATCTTCATAATTCATTTTAGTTTCACCTTTGGCATCCCAAACAGTTACTTGGTCATTCTCATCTACCCATCCGTATTCAGAGTCGTAGGCAGAGTCGTCCCATTGATCGTAATATGATGTATCAACTTCCGTATTAACTGAATCATCTGTAATAATATCCTCTGATACTTCGGTAGTATTTACTAGAGGTTCTGATTCTATTTTAAAATCTTCAACGATTACAATTGACTCTGTTGAAGTTGATTCAACAATTGTAAGTTCTTCGGTCATTAAATCTTGTTCAAGATTACCAGCTTCTTTTTCAGTAACTTCTACATCAAAGTTTTCTTCTTTCATTTCAATAGAGTTGTCTTTTGATTCTTCTTGTACATCAAAAGTATCTAGTTCAATTTCTTTAATTTCTTGTGTTTCTAGTTCTTCTATGACTTCTTCAACTTGTTCAAGTGGTTTTTTATTTTTTTTACTTTGTAGTTCAATTTGTTTTAGTTTTTTTATTCTTTCTTTTCCATCTCTTTGATCGTCTATTTTATCTTCAATTGATTCTTCGTTTGTATCTAAATCAAACAATTCTTTTCTTTCGTTAGTAGATAGAGGGTCTGGAAAAGAAGGTCGTAAATTATCTGAAAGTACTGTAACGGCTGTGTATGCTTTTGTTATTGTACTTGCACCTGCCTCGTTTCTAACTGTAACTTGTCCTACGTTACCTGTACTATCTGGTAACAATGTAATAGTTGTTCTACCATTTACATCAACTCTACCTGAAAAAGCAGTACCTTGAACTGTGACTGTTGCTGATGGTGTACTAATTTTTACTTCACCACCCATTTTTGATATACTACCAGATTCATATGTAAACGAACCTACATTAATATCTACAACCATAGCAATTTCTATTGGCACAACGCTTGTATCAAAAGCAAATTCATCAATGATTGCTTCACTATTAGGAGAAAGTGTAAATTTTGTACCATCAACAAACTCAATATTCATGGCACCGTCTTCTCCTGTTTGTAAGAAGTCTTCCATGTATAATTCAAAACCTGAATTTTGAATAGTTATATTATTTGAATCACGTTCAACCCATGTTGTACCCATTTTTTGATAAACGGTACCTACTACTGGAATGGCAAATGCTTGGGTTGTAAAAAGTATCAGAGCTGATACTATTGTTAAAAACTTTTTCATCTTAACAACCGTTGGCTACTGTTGCTGTTACATCAGCTGATTGTGTATTTCTATTGAAAGAATATGTACAAGTATCTGAACCGTCTTGTGTGAAGTTTAATGTATAATCGTAAATACTATCTCCAGTTACAGTTATATTAGCTGTGTTTTGACCACCTGTTTGTGAAGCATACAATGTAGCACTTGAAGTGGTATAATTCAGATTCATAATGTTATTGTTACCTTGTTGATATACACCAATTAAATTACTATTGCCGTTTAATCTTAACGCTAATTCATTGTTATCACCAAATTGCATTACTTTCTCAAAGCCTGCACTATAACCAACAGGAGATTGCCTAATTCCATTGCCTGTAGAACCATTAAATAATTCAATAAGCATGTAATTACTTTCACCTCTTGATTCTGTTTTTATACCGTTACTAGATCCAATTATATAAAAATCAATTGATGCTAAACTTTTACTTGCCATCTGAGTGTGACCTGGATTTAAGTAAGGACCTATGGCTGCATTGGCTGTTGTATTCTTACCTACAGAACCATCTCCCATGTAGTACTCTACATGATTATCATCACCATAAATGTAGGCATATAGGTAGTGATTACCACCTGAACCGTTTCTAACATGAAACTCCATTTGATTATCAGTACCATCAATATCAATATCATAGTTTTGATTTGCTACGTTACTACCATCAGGAGTATCGCTGACTAAAACTCGGTTATCACCACCTCTAATATCAATATCTATCCACCAACCTGAGTCGCCGGTGTCGTCCATGTCTATTCCTACAGCGTTATTACTACCTTTAACATTAACATCTAAAGTACAATTAGTACAATCAAATGAGGAGTAATCTTCAAAGTCGTTGGTATATCCAATCTGTACGATATTGACGGTGTTTCCTGTGCCTGTAATTTCAAATTGTTTATTAGTCCAACTGCCAATCCAATTGTCAGTTCCTTCTTGTCTTATGTAAACTGTTTCTCCGGCACCTGCACCAGAACTATCATCTAGTAAAATGTATGCATTATTTCCGCTACTGTCTGAGTTTGCTGTGTTAACCGTGAACGTTGTTAGAATCAGGATTAGCACTAACTTTATCATCTTGTTCATCTGTACTTTCCTCCTTTAACAGTTCATCATTTAATTTTTTTAGTTTATCTAGTTCTTTTTCTTCTTCTTTAGCATCAAGTTTTTCTTTTGTTTGTTTATCCATTTTATTTAATTCTTCTGTCATTTTTACTTCTGCTTCTAAAGACAGTTCTTCTACTGTCGGCCCAAACTTCCATAAATCTAATTCTGCACCTTCTTTAATTAAAGATACAACACCTGCTTCTATTGCTTTTCTTACTGCAAAAGTAACTGGTTCATTTTTAGAATACCCTGCTTCTATCTCTACTAGCATTGTATCAGCATCAAAGTACTTAAATACATCACCGTTTGTACTTGACGAGTAAATTGTTTTCTCAATTGTTGTAGAAATAATGACTTCACCTGTTTGTACATTAATTAATCTTAACATTATAGAAATAATATCTTGTCTATATTGTTTACTTACACCTATACCTAATACTCTAGCACCAGCACCTCCTGATAGAATATCACTATCATATCCTACAATACCACCTGTTACATATGCACCAGCAAATAGTAAAGCAGGTAATGACTCTGCTTCTTCACCATCTGATATTTGTCTAGTAGTTCTAATTAGTTTTCTTTCTTGTAATAGACTTGCCAAACTATGTCTTTCTACTACTCTGAACCATTTACCTTGACCAGCGTCTTGTAATGCTTTGATTAGTATTTGATATGATCCTTGTGTTACGGCACTTGACATTGAAGCATAGTTACCGCCTGGTTTCTTTTGACCTGACATATCACCAAAGTCATAAACTGCTATGATAATCGGAGCACCTTCTGGCTGTGTAATTGTTTCTAATTCTTTAAAGGCGATTGATTGTGTTTTTATATAACCTTTGTTCGCCATTGTAGATGAACAACCTGATACAAAAATAGATAACAATAAAATTATTGCTATGTTTTTTAAACTTGAAATATTCATATTAACTGTTATCCTCTTTAGGCATTGTAAATGTTGTTACAGTTCCGTCTGCTTCTGTTACAGTTACAACAACGTTACCTGTCTGTGCTGGAGTAGTCCATGCAACCGTTTCGCCATTTGTACCTGTAAATGTTCCTGAATCTTGTTGAAGACCATCAGCACCGAATACGTTGTCTGTAATTTGTTTTGCAAGGGCAGTATAGAATCTTGCCTCTAAATTTGCTTTGAATTTAGCAACTGCTGTGCCATTAATTTCATCTTTAAGTGCTTTAGCATTAGCTTTGTTCTTTGCTACAATAGCATCTTTTCTAGTTTTTTCAATATTTTCAATTGTCAAGTAATGTGATGATTGACCAACTCCATTAAATGATGGACTTTTGAAACCAAATGTTAGTTCAGACGCACTTACACTAGAATATATTGTAAGAACTGATAATACTGTTAATAATTTTTTCATTTTCTCTCCGCTTTATACAGTAATATTTATAATAAACGTTGTCTATAATGCCAAAAAAAAGGGGGCCGAAGCCCCCTTTTTCTATGATAAAACGTGTTTGTATTATTTCTTGGTATATATTGAGTATAGTACCCAAATAGCAACTAGACCAACAAGTCCTTGACTTGAAAATCCTGCGATAATACCTTGAACATTACCGATCACAGAAATACCTGGCCAAAACGGCACAACTTGTCCTGTGAATAACACTTCTAGTACAATACCTAGAGCGATAAGTGAAACACCTACGTCTGATAATGCACTTGCCCATGCTTTTATTTTACTTATAGCGTCCATATAATTATCTCCTTTATATGATTTGATATCTCAAACTCTTTCATAATATAGTATTTATTTATAACAATTGAAGGTAGGACTTGACGCCCTACCTCCTAAAGAAACAGGTGGAGAGATTTTACTCTTCCTCTGCCAACTTACTAAAGTAAGATAACGTTTCATCGCTATCATCTTCTGTAATCGGTGTCGGAGATGTATTATCAACTGTTTCTGTTTTGACTGGTGCTACATTTATGACAGGTGGGATCGTCACATCTTCAGCAGTTCCAGTACTTCTTGTGCCTAATAAAACTTTATCTAGTTTCGCTTTTAGCTCATCATATGATTTAAAGTTTTCAGCAGCAAGAAATGGTTTAAGGGCATATTGTTTATCCCAAACTTGTTCGATTGCCTCATCATTCTCTTTGATTGGTGTAGGACTATCAAATTCTGATTTATCATAGTTCCAGTAACCATCAACTTTTCTGATTTTTAATTTGAAGTTAGCACCTTCCCAAAAGTCAAATGGGTTAATAGGTTTCTCATCTTCAAACTCAGGCTTCATCGCTTCGGTAATCTTATCAAAGATTTTCTTACCGAATTTAAACAACTTAATTTGACCTTCGTTCTCAGGATGTTTAGAGTCATTGATAATTAGAATATTTGCAACATAAGATAATTTTCTTTTTCTTTTTCTTGCAATTTCTTTATCTGCCTCAACACCTGAATTCCATAGTAAACTGTTAGATTCACTAATAGGACATTTTTTGTTAAGAGTTGTTAAACTATTTTCTATAAACCAACCACCAGGTCCTTGAAAGGCATGAGACCATAGTCTTGCCCAAGGTAAGTCTTCACCTTTGATTGCTGGTAGAAATCTAAAAACAGCATAACCATTACCTGATTTATCTAGTTCTGGTTTCCAGAATCTATCATCGGCATATGAGTTCTTTTGTTTTTGAGGTTCTGCAACTTTTGAAAGTTCTGACACTAAGGTGTCTAGGTTTGATTTAGAGCGTTTTAACGCTGCGATACTTGTATTTGTCATTTGTATATTCCTTTGTATGTTTTTGTATTATTATATTTGTATATGTGCTGTATTAATCGCACTTCATTATTTATAAGATTAATTCTTAACAAACCAAGATTTAATCATTGCTATATTCTTAGCATTTTGAATATTACCTTTTTCCCAATTTGCCTTTTGAAATTCTTTTATACTTTGAACCTCATTAGAAATATGAGTAGTTATTTTGTTAATTATATTATTCTCATTAGTATTTCCCACAGTAGCGGTAAAGCATAATACTAAAAGTGCTATCATTATATTTTTCATAGTTCTATTATATCATATTTGATTGCTATTGTCAAGCGTTCTTAACTTCTTTTCTTCTAATAGATCAGATACCTGTTTGGCAAGTGATTTATTGTCATGTTTTAGACTAGCAATGAGTTTATCCTTGGTATCATTGACTCTTTCTAGGTCATTTAGACCTCTATCATCTACGATTGCAAACTTCATTATACCTCTGTCCTAACTATATGTTTTCTTAATGATCTCACAAGTCTTTCTAAGTTATCTATGGTATCGATCATGGCTTTATCGGTAATAAAGTGTTGTTTTTCTTTCAACTTATCATATTCTTTTAATGATATCTGTACCATAGGACTTGGCGTTACCTCATTCTCATAAGACCTGTCGTGGTCGTGGTCTTTGTCGTGACTATCT